CCGGCCACGCAAGGAGGATAGCCCACAGCATTTCAGCGATGACAATGGCCCAGCGGGACGCCAGCAGATCAGAGTCCCACAGAACCCGGCTCACACGGTCGATCAGAACCTCGTGGGCTTCGTGTAGGTAAAGACGAATACATCGACATTGGATGGCTTCTGTGAGTTTCATGACTTGGGATACTTGAGTTTCACCGCAAGGCAAGCATCCCGATAAGCCTGAGTCTGTTCTGCGTCACCCTTGACCAAGCCGTCTAGGTAGTCGGTGAACGGTGGGTATTCTGCTGCACGAAGTTGAGCGTAGGTTAGCTTTACATAAACCCCCGCAGGGGCATCGTCATGCTCAGTCACTTCACCAGTATTGATGTTTGTTTCATATCGCATGTGGTCTTACTCGTATTGGATATTGATTGAACCAGCATCAAATGTGTCGGTGCCGTTAATGGTTGTAAGGCGTAGTCGATCAAGGGTTCCTGATAACGTCTTGTTACCGGAAGTGGCAGCAGCAGCTCCCGTGCCTGTATACGAAACAACACCTGACATTAGCCATGTATTTGTGGCAGAACTGAATAAAGATAACTCAATACGTCCAGAGATAGAGTAGCCAGCATTTGCAATATTTGTCTGTGCTAAGAACCCGGTTGTACTGTTAGCTGTTGCAAGGTCACTGAATGAATTTGAGTTATACCCTGTCACATCCATACTTCCAGCACCGATTTGGATTTGCTGAAAGCTGGTTCCATTGGTGGATATTCCATTCAGTAGAATGGTGATCCTCTTCGCCCAAGATGGGATACCTGTAAAGTCAATCGAAGTGCCTGATGTTGTCGCAATAGCAGTACCTGATGTGAACGGCTGAGATAGTTTTGCTGGGGTTATAGAACCATTCGCCGGGGCATATCCTGCTGCTACAACATAGCTCAACACCTCGACTGTATTTGCAGCAGTCGCCCGCAACATGCAGGTATCTCCCGCCGCTGTGGTTATGTTCGATCCGGTCTGGGTCACGATATTGGCGTTGTTCGTCAGTGTCAGCGCCGCATTGAATCGCACAAAGTACAACTGCCCAATGGCTACCGTCACGCCAGTGATTGAGGTGGTGCCCGTTATGTTGATGTTGCGGGTGTTGGGTGCGTTGGTTGTCAGGTCGAGTGTGGTTGCGCTGGCAACGTCGATGCGGGTGGTGTTCAGGTAATCAGAACCTCCCATTGACGCCCATGTGGACCCGTTCCACCACTCCATAGCGCCAGTAGTGGTATTCGCACGAGTCCAGCCTGTAGTGGGTGTACTGGGACGCTGTGCTGTTGTACCAGACGGCATCGCAGCAGCACCTGTATCCGAAGTTTTCTGCACGGCAGTTGCCAGTGTGTCCGTGATCGTTGCGGCGTTCCACCGTAGAGCGGCCACGTCCCCGGCGTTCCATGCTGCGGCCGTTGTGCCATCTTGCGCCCGTACGACTGTAAGAACGTCGGTTACGCGGTCCGTAACTTTGACAATCTCCCGAGTCAGCGCGGCGTTCTCAAGGGTGAGGTAGAAATATTGCCCTGCGGTCAATGCGGGAAACAGTGCCCCCTTGCCGGACGCCAGTGTGAGCGATGTAGCCCCGGAAGCCGCCCCGATAGCGAGCGTCGCGCGGGCGAAATTGGTGAATTTAATATCTGCCATTTGAACCTCTTAGGCGAATGGGCGCATTTCTACGCTCATGGAATCTACGTTAAACCCCCGCTCTGCCCGATCTTTGGCGGAATTCAGCAGGTACGTCCATTGCTTGCCGTGGAGCATCGCCGCTTTGGAATCCGTCCAGATACGACCGGGCATAGCCATGAGTTCGCTCAAAACGCCGTGAAAAATAGCGCGTTGAAACTCGGCGTACAAGTCTGCATCCCAGCTATCAGCCGTGGCCGTTGGTCGCAGACACGCGTAAATATAACAGGTGTACGCCGCGTCGGGCGTGAGCGCAAACATGATTTTGCCCGGTAGCCGGGAAGTGATGGCCGTCGGCTCCCCATCGTCGCTGAGCGGCCACTGGGAAAATATGCGACGCACCTTGTCGTAGCTCGCCCACTTCAAATCTTTTCGGCTACCGTTTACCACAATGTAAGCTTCCAGTACGTCGCTGAACGCTGCATATGCTACGGCGGTTGTGGGGGTGTACTCCGCTTGCGCTGCTACGAGCGTCAGAGGTACGAGGTCGCCGCGCCATACCTTACCCCGCTGGCACAAGTCAGTCACGATCTTGCGCGCGGTCATTTCGATGGTCAGGCTCGGGCACCCGGGCAGGAACACGCCGATCTCGGGCACCATCGAAGCGAACGTGACGGGCGTGGTTTGCGCAAATAGAGGGGCTAAGACAATGGGCATTATTTGTCCGCCAACGCAGCGTTGGTCACTTCCCGCAGCGAGATCATCACCAGAGGCCAAGCCATGACTGCATAGCCACGGTACTCAGCAGGCAGGAACCCGCTGATAAATCCAGACTGTGCATCGAGGATGACGAGCCCAGCACCGAGCATCGCGGCCCAATAGGTCTTGGAGCGCAGGCGTTGTTTGAGTAGTTCGATCATTTGAAAAGTCTCTCAATGCGGTTGATGATGCTGACGATCAGGTCAATGAAGTCGGGTTTCATGCGGCCTCCAATGCAGTGATGCGGGCCTCAAGCCCTGCGGCGATGAATAGGTTTAACTGGTCGTAGCGGAATGCGTAGCGATCACCTGCGGTTTGCGTTTGCTCACTCCACGCATCTTTTCCTTCAACCGCTGCGACTGCTGGAATTGCTGGTGTGATGACGTTGCCATCTTCATCAAGTACAGCCTCAACCGCTGCCACAGCCTCAACCGCTTCAATGGCTGGATGCTCTGTGGACTTGTCGTCCCACTGATCGAAGCAAAGGAACCCATAGGCAAACGGGTCAAGGCTGTTGGCTTCCATGATCTCGATAGCCCGCTGCACGGTCAAGCCAACATGGTGCCTTGCCTTGTCGCCCTTGGTGGCAACCGACGCTAGAAACTGGTAAATGCCAATCTCTTTACTCAGTGCTTTACCCGCGTTGATTTCATCGTCAGTCAGTGCGCGTACATCTGTCTTTTCACGCGCATCCGACGTATTGATCGTTCCTGTGCCTGCGTATACCGTAGCCCAACGCTTTGCCCCAGACCCGAGATTTAGGACGTTATCCACGCCACCTGTCAACGCAGTAGCGTCTAAATCCATCGCCTGCGTGAAGGTGATCGGGTTGCCTGCGGTGCCGGAGGGGGCTGTGAACCAATAGTGGTTGTTGCCAGCCATTGAATACCGCGCCGCCGACGCTGTGTTGCTGTAGGTGTAGTTTCCGCTAGCCGCAACGTAGGCATTGTGCAAAATCGCTTGCTCACCAGCGCCAATGCCTACCAAGGCACCGGCTACATTCTGAAAAGCCTTATAACTTGCATTCCAAGCACTAGGCACAACCCCAATGCCGAGGTTGCCGGATGCGTCTTCTTTCAGCCCCGCTGTCGTCAAAGCGCCCGTAGCACTCAGTGTAGTAAAACTCCCCGCTGCGGGGGTGGTGGAGCCGATGGGGCCGGGGGCCGCAAAGTCACTGGTCATCGCTACCGTGCCGTCTTTATCGGGCATCGTCCATGTGCGTGCTGCGGTTGCCGTATTGGTCAGGAAACTGGTGAAGGTATTGGCGGCATTGCGCAGGTTGAGCTTGAACAGTGTTAGACCGGCGATGCCACCTGTGGTGTCTTTCCACGTGGCAAGCAGTGTAGTTTTGAGGTTGGCCCATGTGAGCTTTTTAAGGGTGAACGACGCTGCGCTGTCGCTTAACGCCAGTAAGTCCGCGTCAACTGGCGTTGCTTTATCTGCCGCCCCCGACACATCTCCGCCGTCTGCGGGGTCTTCCAGAAGAATATCGTATATAACTACTGGCGCATACCCGCTGGCAGTTACCGTAATGTCGTATCGGCCGTCGGCCGCGTAAAACTCAACTCTCCCATCGCTGGTCCCTGTGAAGGGGTTTCCTTTTGCTGCGGCTGGCGCGCTGAACAGTGAAGCCAGCGTCGAGGTTCCCGCCACAGTTACTGTGACGGTCGCGTTGCTCAGTGGGCGAAGACCCCCGTTGACATTACCTGTAACTACGTCTGAATATTTTTGCATGGTTAAACAACCTCATTTGCGGGGCCTGCGGCAGTGTCGGTGTCTGTGATTCGGCGAGCTTGTAAGCCCCCCGTCAGACCTGACATGAAACTGTCTTGGAACATCTTTGCTCTCCCAGATTCAACGTGCTCGGCATCAATGGATTCTAGTATTGCACACAAACCGTCCACCATAAAGGGATAGTACGCATCTTGGATCGGCACAATGTCCGTCGTAGTGAGCATGGCAGGACACTTGGAATACAGGATTTCCAGCGCCAGCGCCGCTGTGGCAGCGGGGTACACGTAAAAACGATTTGGGTCGCGCGGATAGCGCATCCAGTTCTTGGCGGGGCCGGGGCTGGTCAGTTCCCACCCGGGGACCATCATGTCCAGAACCTCTTGGTTGACTTCTTTGACCGCCTCGCCGATGCTGCTGGTCAGGACGTCCATGATACGAACCGAGTCAATAGGGCAAGTCTGCATGGCCCCGGCAGTACACGCGATACTGACTATCTCGGTAAACAAGTCTGGACGTATCACGACGGCTTTGCGTATGACTTGGTTGAACTTGCGCGCCATGAAGGCGTCATCGTAGCGGTAGGGCGACGAAGTATCCTGCACCAGCTCGCGGGCGTCTTGTAACACCTCGGCTACGGTGAAGCTCATGGCAATCCGCGCGCCGCTTGAATGCCTAAAGCGTCGTCATCCACCATTGGCAGTGGGTCCGCTTTTTTGGCCCGGGCTTTCTTTGGCTCCACCACGGTAGCCACCACGTCGATGACGTTGGGGTCTTCTACTTCCTCGAAATCAGGGCGTATAGCGAATACGTCTTGGTATGCGTACAACACTCCGCTGGGAATATGTCGTAAGAGGCGAGTGGTCATCATGTCTCCAAAAAGTAGGGCAGCCTAAGCTGCCCTATTCTACCTACTTTTCAATCGCTGTCATCAGCTAACTGCGGCGGCCGATGGGGCTTCCAAGAAGCGACCGTACACGCGGACTCGGTACTTACCGATACCGGCGCCCGCAGTGCTGAACTGCAACTTCACGAAGTTGGAAGTCGTGGTGGAGATGATCGAATTGGCAGCGGTAGCCAACTTAATCAGCTTCGTACCGGCAGCAGCGTCACCCGCCCAAGCGGTCAAGCCAGTGACGGCCGTACCAGCGGCGGCGCTCGCACCCAAAGTGACGCCGACAGTCATAGTCGCCGTACCGGCAGCAATAACGCTGACGGCGGCGGAGTCCACGACGAAACCGGCGTACGCGGGAATCTCAAACAGGTCCACAGTGTCAGCGGCGGCGGTTGAACGCTTGGTGCCGTCGAACATGTATTCCAGCGTGATGACGGGGGCAG